GCACAAAAAGCGAAAGTATAGAAGGTATCGCCATCTGCCTCCGGAAAAAGAAAATCTGACTTATATATTACTTCAGAACGTTCTAATCCGGAGCTCGTGGCTGTTCTCCAGAGAAAGATATTAATAAAGGGCATTGATTGGAATTGCAAACAGCCACAATAGGCAATTCCGGTCTTTGCCCTTTCACTTTTAAATACGACTCATTATGGAAGCGAAGATACAATATTTCCAAAGTCCGGTATTCGGACAAATCAGAGTTACGGTTATAGATGATAAACCAATGTTTGTGGCCAATGATGTGGCAGCGATGTTAGGGTATAGTAATCGATATGATGCTATCAATAGACATTGTAAGGGGGTCGTGAAACACGAGGGGGTCTCAATCACAACAAACCAATATGGTAAAAGTACAGAACAGAAAGTAGAAATCTCTTTCATCCCAGAATCCGATGTTTACCGCTTAGTTATGCGCTCCAAATTACCCGAGGCAGGAAAGTTCCAAGACTGGGTATGCGAAGAGATCCTCCCCGCCATCCGCAAAACCGGCGGTTACATGATTGCCAAAGAAGACGAGACACCGGAGGAGATCATGGCTCGTGCCTTATTGGTTGCCAAAGACACCATGAAGCGCAAAGAAGAACGAATCCGGCAGCTGGAGAAAAAAGTTGAAACCGTAGTAAAAGAAAACAACAAACTACGTCCCAAGGCAGACTTTATGGATAAAATAATGGATGCGGACGAACGTATCGACATCGGCCAGTCCGCAAAAATCCTGAATCTCCCATTCGGCAGAAATACCTTGTTCCAAAAACTTCGTGATATGGGTGTATTCTTCAAGAACAAGAACGAACCGAAGCAGGAATATGTGAAGCGTGGTTATTTCGTCCTAAAAGAGAAATGGATTGACCGGAACAATCACGATGGATTCATGGTCTTAAAAGTGCTCGTTACTCAGAAAGGGCTGGAATTTCTCGCCAACCTCTTTAAGGTGGTAGAGCAACCTAAGGAGGAAGCAGAAGTAATTTGATTAATTCCAACCATTATGCCGAGCGTAACAACTGGGGTCATCAGCACCCCAGTTCAACCACGGTGTTCAGCACCGCAGTTGTTCAACTATTATGCTGGCGCCAACAGTTGATTTTACGATTAAAATTCCTAAATCGCTAAACAATTAGGAGATTATTTATATTTTTGCAAAAAGAAGGCGGTTTATAAGCAAGTCGTGGATTGTAGTTCCACGGGGCTACTTATGAATCGCCTTTCTTCTTTTCCAATAATCTCAATATATTTATGCTATCAGAGATACTATATAACGATGTGCTACCATCCGCCTGCTCTTTCACAAGAATCCAAGACTTTTCGTTTTCCACTTTTGTCTCAAACAAATGAACAATAGCATTATATCCATGCTTATCATTTCCGCAACCAATATATTCCGCATCCTTTATCACAGAAGCTATATCCAAAAGCATTTCATTCTTTTTCTCGTAATATTTATGTGGCTGGTTCAACCACTCTTTTATACCACGACCGGTAATCTGTATATCTTTCCGAAAATCTTTATTCCGAATAACAGTTTGTTTTAATAAAGAAGCCTTTTCCTTGATCTCCTTAAATCTCACTTTATCGGACGCTACATTAATCGAATCCTTTGGCTTTCCATCACCCAGTAACCATTCAGCGAACTCCTCATGATCCATCATAATCGGCGTAGATATGCAAATACAAAACGGGTGCCATCCTGTAAACTTGAAATCCTTCGGGTATTGGCCAGCCTTGGCGTCACACACAGGACACGGACCGTGATTCGTTGGTGAACGTTCCACCTCTATACCGATCACGAAGTCCATATTCTGCCAACGTTCATAATCGGCAGTTCGAAAAGCCTCGTTTGTTTTCGTTGCTGCTAGTCGAAGGGCGTTTTTATAAGATGAACGATAAATACCCTGCCCCGGATGATAATCTTTCATCGGCTGGGATGGGACCAATTTGCCATTCGCGTCCCTTACACGGCGGAAACGACGGTTGGGTTCGTTTAGTAATTGCCGTATATCTTGGCTGATCAACGCAGCCGGACGGCCGGAAGACAAACCCGAAGAAAGATAATACTCCAGATTATCCATAGCTCCGTCCGTTATATCCCAGACACGGGAGGATATGGTTTTACCAAATTCATCCTTACGTTTCAACAGGGTATTCAGCGCATCTGCACTTCTGGAAAACATCTTATCCTTCAACGTACTGGATATGGCCATATCCTTGATATAAACTGTTACCAGTTCATCCGCTTTCCTATTGCCTAAATTCCATACATCGGTAACTGTATTGGATATATTGCTTACGAACTGCGTATGCAGGTCATCCAACAGACGTTCGATTTGCTTCTCTATGGTAGCGTTGCCTATCCATACACGGTCACCGCCATGATCCGACCATTTAGCCAGAAGAGGTCCTACCCTACGGACAAACTCGTCAAACGAATACTTTATGCTACCTTGTTGCCGGAACAGACATTGCAGGAATTGTCGCTCATGAAATGATAGTTCTTTCATTCTCCATATCCCATTGTTAAGCCGATCATATTATTGCGTTGCGCTGCTGTATCTTCCTCTTCCTCCATCAGCTTCATTTCTTCGTCCAAGTCTTCTGTTAGCGGAGAATGAGCCGTAACCGTGCGCTGAGCGTTAATCGGTTTGCCTCCATTGGCAACAGAGAGTGTTTGCAAGGTTTCAGCCAAATCTTCCGGCAAAATGGAACCAAATTCCACATCGATCAGGTTGTTTACCAGCTGGGGACGATACTTGATGTTGGTAATATTGCATATCCCGGCCAACACGACCGACACACAACGTTGTACGACCGGACCGAATGTTTCCATGTTCTCACTCGCCTTGATGGTCGCATCCATCAGCATGAATTTACGAGCGACACCGGACAGGTTGCCAATGCCTTTCAAATTGTCAAAGGAAAGGTCTGGCGTGGATGTACCGGAAAACAGCTCGCATTTGGTTTCTTCCAACTCTTTATCCACAGATGGTTGAGAGCCGTTCCAAGTAAGGTATTCCGCATCGCCATGATACAATTGTTGCGTTTCCGGATGTACTTTAGACGTAAAAGACAATTCTTTGCCGACAGTGTCTTTAGTCGGCAGGTCAGCCACATCGAATGTCTTCAACATCGGATCACCATAGTAATCATTTGTATCCACCATGCGAGAAATACGCATTTCACGAGCATCCATCAGAAACGCTACTTCATCCCATTCAGGTTGGAATACATCGGCATACACAACCGGAATTTTCCCAAATAGATTGGGAACCTCTTTTATCACCCAGCCACCCATTTCATCGATAGCCGTAATAATCTTATCCGCCATCCAAATCGTGCAGCTGTTCCGGATCATACCATTAGAGTTCACTTGGTAACGATGGATAAAGGCATCCATATCATCGTTATCGTCGAAATGGGGATAAAATTCAGAGAAAGTATTTTCATTACGGGGAACAGAAAGTGTTTTTACTTTTAACTCCGTAATCAATTTGCCGTCTAATCCTTTGGAGGTATACGGATAGAACACAAGAGCAGCCTTACTTTCAGAAAGCACCTTGCGAGCGAATGACTTCAAGACGGATTGCATCTTCAACCGGCGTTCCCATACACGCTTGAACTCTTGAAAGCCATCGTTTTGATCAGCTCCGGTAATCGTCATTTGCCCGCCGAACAGGAAAGCGACAGAGGTACGCACCTCCTTCTTCGGAAAGTTGGTTACGATACGGGCCACATCTACGATCTTATCAGGAAGGCGTACTGGTTCACCATTTTTATCCACCAAAGTATCCGAATAGACTTCTAAACGCTTAGGCTCACGCCAGCCAACAGAAGTTTTACGTCGCCGGCGCTCACCGTGGTATTCTCTGTAATATTCTCTTGGTTCCCGGTATTCAATCGTATCGATACATAACGTACTGACTACCTGCCCAAAATCTTCATTCGCAAGAATTTCGCTTATACTTGGCATAATTGTTTTATGCTAAAATATAAAAGCAAATAGTTTTTCGCTGTCAATACGACCAGTATAAACAAGTTCACTTTGAAATGTAAAAACCAAAAACACATATCAAAACGCAAGTATGTGGCAGAAAAATATCGGGATTTTATCTAACACGTGTCACAAATATCAGAAAAACACTTTCATTTTGCCAATTATCGTCCTCTTGCGACCCGACGTACAGAGTTAGCCTTGCACAACCCAATAAACTCTACATTCTCGGCAAGTATTGTCATACCATCCGGCGCATCATCATGCTTGTTACCACCCTCTTTCTTATAGCTGGTCAAAGCTTTCATAAACCGGTCGTAATCCGAACCTTTCTTATACTCGCTTTCTTCCAAGAAATAACAATGCTTCTTAATCCAACCAGACTTCAACAAGATACGTGTATCCTTATTGGCTGTTGTCGGTTTCGCCTGAATGATACATTTTTCATTCTTTGCCTTTACAGCCTTACGGACATTCAGAGCAAACAGACGGCCGCCGTTATTGCTTTCGATACGCATATTGTCGCAGCGGGTGTCAAGAATCAAGGGAACCAACTTCGGTTCGGTAATCTCGACATTGTCTTTCGTAAACAGGACATCGGTAATGAAATACTTTGTACCGAATACTTTGGCAATCGGTGCACAGAAATCGTCGTCTCCTTCGTCGGCCACATCGGTAGCACCGATCACGCCATCCGGCTGTTTACCTTCGATATCTGCCAGCTTGAAGCGGTTCAATTCTGATTTTGGGAACAACAACCCAATAGCCTCGATCGGTTCCTGCATATACTCGGCACACCAGATGGAATCGTCCGTTTCCTCCCGCAATTCGTGATAATACTCCGTTGTATGCACATCCTCACAGAAAGAACAATCGTTCTCATCCAATGCGGCAATACGGATAATCTCGTCATACTTCCCCATTTCCTCCATACGACCAAGAACATCCGTAGCCGACCAACGGGTACCGATGTCGATCGAACAACAGTTTCCCTCGATACGAGAATCATGTGTTCCCTGCTTCCAAGACCAGACCTTTTCGTTATTGGTGTCAGATAGTGCATCTTCCAAACTCTTATACAAGTCGTCGGTCATGGCCAACATAGACGCACCGAAACCGATTACCGTACCGCCTACACCAGCCCCGAAGTAACTCACCTGCCGGGCAGCTTCCAAGCTCCAGCCATGCACGTTCTGTTTATCACCACGCAATTGTATATCTGGGAAGATTTCCTTAAACCGGGAAGAACGGACGATGTCGCGCGTGTCGTAAGACAGCTTGTTATACAGCGTATCGGAACAGCAGTTGCGCATGACCGACTCTTCCGGGAAGTGACCGAGCATCCAAGCGATGAACAACGAGGATATATAGGACTTACCGGCACGTGGCGGCATGGAAACGGCCAACCTGCGAATAACACCATCTTGATAAGAATCATACACACGAGTAAAAGCGTCCGCCACATGTTTCAAAAATAAGCGTCTGGAAAAGAATTTCGGGTCATAATATAAACAATATGACCAAAAATCATTTTTCGCTTTCCGGCGTCTCAGCACATCCGCCGCCTCTGCCATCAACAACAATATCTCTCTTCTGTTTTTCTCCATAGATAAAATCCTCTAATTGCTCATCGGTCATCCCCTCAAACTTACTTACGGGAGTAAGCCCACTAATGTTAGAATCCTGCCTGTTTTTCCAACGATCTGGATTACCATTTGTCAAGGTGAAAATAATAGCAGCGGTATCCGGCTGGATATGCTTCTTGACTATAGTTTTCTCTTTGATCTTAGGTTTCTGTTTCTCTTTTCCATTCTCATCAACCACAGGTTTACCACTATCGACATACGTGATCTTCGACTCTTCCACCTCATAACCTTGAATCTTCTTTAATAAAGACTTCTGGGCCTCGGCAACAAAGAATTGCATCCGTGCGTCTTCCGCTTTTTTTATAGAGTCGGAAAAGTCGGATTTTGTTTTCATCCAAGTATAGTAAGTATCCTTGTTTATACCGACCAAATCACAAATCTCGGCAATAGTATAGCTATCCTCCCGAATAAGAGAACAAATTCGATCCACCAATTTTTGACTATACTTTGCCATTAAATACTACTCTCCTTTTTCTTCCTTACTAAATTTAAACATAGAATCCGCCATATCAAGGCAATTCTCCAATTCATTCACGATAGCTTTCAACTCAATATATTTGCGCTTATCCACCGATGAAGAAACACCTTCACTATTTATCTGTCTCTCCAATTCCATAAACTGCTTGCGTTTACGTTCTAATCTCTTCGCTAAAACCTCACGATAAATCATACATAATTTTATTTTCATGGCGAATATCCTTTTCTCTAGTTATTCGCCAAATTTATCAATCTTCCTTAAACAAATCATCATTCGAGAAATCAAGTTCGGGAAAATTTTCCTTAATCTTACTCAGATCCCCTTTATAGAATACAAGCACATTTTGATGCTGCTTACCAATCTTTCGGCTATTACTAAACTGCTTTCCGGCTCTCATAGCCAGACTACCTATGTTGTTAACCAGTATCATCTCATTGTAATAATGCAAGCCTGCTTCCTGGAACGCAGCGATCGTATCAGGAACAAAACTCCGATACACACCACTCTTATCGCGAACCTCTCCTACTACAAACACGGCGAATCGATTAGGCTTCAACAGTGAACAACTCTTCCAGATGATTTCTTTATACGCTTGCAGGAACTCAGGATAATCCATCGTCGATAGGTCTGCCGGATCGTCACTATACACTTCTAGGTCCGCATACGGAGGACAACTAAAAACCAAGTCTGCCTCATAACCTTCTGCCAGGGCATCTATCTCTACACTATCTCCACAAAGCCACAGAGGAGCAAATTTATGACCGCCTTTCCCGCCGAACTCCTCCCCTAATACTTCAACTGCGTTTTTACAGTTGGCTTCGACCTGTTCCGGCCTTAGATCAACACCAAAATAAGTCATATCCAACATAGATGCAACAATACCACGAACGGAGCCACCAGCAAATGGGTCCAGGATACAACCATTGGGAATATTAAACCACCGGTAGGCCAGCTCGCACAGTACCGGGTCAAAGATCGAGGTTCCATCCATAAACGGGATACCATGATCCCGGCAATACTTCTGCAATTCGTCCCACGACGGATCGGCACCTGTTTTTTCACGAATTACGTTACGGGCTTCGTATACTCGGGGTGGTTGCGCTGATCGGCTAAATGTAATCTCCTTCTCCCGGCCATCATCACTCTTTATACCAAGATCAAGCCAGGCACGTTTCCGATCTTGCCAGTTTCCAAGCTTAGAGTCTAGTACAGAAAAAGGAGGAATAATGAAACGTTCTTTCAGGCTGCCGACACGCCCCTTATCTGGCTTTACATCGTTTACTGAAACATCATCAATATTCAAATCATCAATGTTGAACTCCCAAGCATCCAACTCGTCGGCACCGAAATCTTCAACGATCGCGTCAAAGTCAAATACAGACGTATCAGAGGTATAATTGTCAGCTAGAGCAAGCGCCTTACGCCGAGAATCCTCAGTTGAGAGATCTGTACGCTTGATAGCAATCAATTCCGTACCATCAGACTCCACAATTCGAACCGGTAAGCCTAATTCCAGCGCTTGCTCGTACACTCCGTTCCCTGCAATGATGCAATCATCCTTATCGAAAAGGATAGAACGCCCCGCTCCACAATCCTCCAAACTTTTACGAATCAATCTCTTGTTCTTATCTGTGTGGATGCGATAATTCCGAGGGTCATACTTCAATTCTGCCATAACTTTTATTCTAAAATATAACAGGGATAATCAATTAACACAAATACAGTTGCAGTTCCCGGATAGCCTGTTCCACGCTCCGAACAATCACATACTTACTACCTGCCATTTCAACTTGGCGTTGGTATTCCTTTTGCTCTGCAGACTGTTTACCTGTAGATGTCTTGAACTCTAGACAAAGAGAAGCATATCCCTTTTTCGGTATCTGAAGGATTACATCGGCCACTCCACGTTTAACGCCTTGGCGCTTCATATTAGCCGCTTCTATTTTATGCCGGCTGCCACCGTTCGGGACTGCAAAAAGAAGTCGATCCGGCAAATTAGGAAAGAATAAAGGAACCTTGCTGAAAAACTCCGACTGAATCCGAGCTTCTTCGTTATCATGGTGTTGCTTTTGTTTTGGAGGGTTCTTTTTATCAGAGTAGCAATTATAGCAAACTGGTCCTTCTTCTGTATTGATTACTGATACTGTTTTCTTGTTACAGATGATACAACAATGTTCCTTCATATCCTATTTTAACTAAGATATATAAGAAAAGAAAGATGTTCCTCAAAATAGAAGAACATCTTCCGAGAAATAAAATATCTATTAACTATTTAGTCCTTAGATATCTCCTTTCATCATTAAAGCTATTTTCTCAAGTTTGTAGGCAAATTGATTTATATCGCCGATTAGATGTCCGGACAATAAAAAGCTGTGGCAGGCACGTAACGCGAGGATAAACCAAATGCGCTCTATTGGCTCATACTCACCAAGGAAATCACGTTTGAAGCGAGGCTTGCGATATTTCAAAAGTTCTTTGTAGCAGGTATCTGACAAACCTTTCTTGTTTTTCTTGAATCCATTAGGATAATACTTCGTCAGAAATAGCATAACCTTGTGCCTAAAGTCGTCACGATAACAGGCCATATTATCCAACGAATTTTGCCGAGTCTTCAAGCAATAGTTGTAGGCAATAGACATGAAATCGAGCAAAGTGGTGCTTTGATAAGGTAAATAGGTTTGCACGTCTTTGGCAAAGCTCTGCATTTGGAAGAATTGCTTCACGCTAAGAGGATCCGGATTATAATTGGGAACTAGTATTCTTACATATTGTTCTCTCATGACCGGCCTCCTTTCTGTTCCTGAAGTTTCCGATTGAGCTTCTGATTCTCTGCAAAGAGCTGGTTCATGATGTGGCGTTGGTAAGAGAGCATACCTTCAGTTCTACCGAGAGCACGCCCGGCATCGAATGCGGCTTGCAGTTCTAGTGTGGAGTACTTACCCATTTCGGAGGGTTGAGCCGTTGGTTGTTGGGTACTATTATTCCCCGACAAATCAATGTTACGCTGTTTGGACATAATACAACATTGTTTGTTATAAGTGGATAGACAAAAACGGTTTCGCCTGTCCCATTGTCCTACACCAGCGCGGCAGTTACGGCCATTAAGCCGTATCATGGGGGTACGAAACCGTTATACTTTATTAATACGTTCATGTATGGGCATAAAAAATGCCGACACAAAATATGTTCGGCGGTCACCCGCCACGCTGATAAATTAGGACGGTGCAAATATGAGGAGTTATTTTAAAATATGCAAGAGAGAAGTAAGAATTATTTTTTCAAATCTATTTTTTCTACCTTCGATATAAGGCAAAGCCGTTGTTGCAAAGGAATTAACCAAGCAGGGGAAGGAGTTCCTTTCTTTATATTCACATA